GGAAATGTAACTAGTTTAGGTACATTAACTACTTTAACAGTTGACAATGTTATTATAAATGGTACAACAATAGGTCATACAGACGATACAGATTTAATCACGCTTGCTGATGGTGTATTTACAGTTGCTGGAGAAATTGATGGTACAACGCTCGATATATCAGGTAATGCAGATATAGCCGGTACGACAAATTTAGATGCTGTTGACATTGATGGTAACGTACAGATAGATGGTACATTAACAGTTGGTGTTGATGATACAGGTTATGACGTAAAATTATTTGGTGCTACATCAGGTGATTATATACTTTGGGACGAATCAGATAATGAATTAGAAACAGCTGGTGGCGCAACAATAAATATTATAAAAGATAAATTAAAAATTGGTGGTACTGCGGTAACAACAACAGCCGCAGAGTTAAACTTTTTAGATACAGCAGCAGCAAATACAGTTGTAAATTCTAAAGCTGTTATTTATGGGTCAAGTGGAGAACTTGCTGGTACACTATCTACAGCGGCGCAAGCAAACGTTACATCACTAGGAACACTTACAACATTAACTGTAGATAACGTAATAATTAATGGAACTACCATAGGGCACACTGATGATACTGACTTAATAACACTAGCTGATGGAGCTGCAACTTTTGCGGGTAGAGTTTTTATTGGTGGGGGTAGTGGTGATTGGCCAACAAGTACAATTGGTAGTAGTGCTGGTAGAAGTGCTATTATTGGTAGCGATGATCCAATATTATTATTACACAATACTGGTTCAGTAGCTGCTAATACGGGTTCTGAATTATGGTTAACTCAAAAAGCTGCATCATCAAGTGACACTAGCGATTTAACATATACTGCTGGTGGTGTAATAAAAGGATATAAAGATGACGCTAATGCCAACGCGTTAGGTTATCTTAGATTTGATACAACAACAACAACTGGTGGCACACAAGAGGTTTTAAGATTAGATTCATCTAAAAATGCAACTTTCGCAGGTAATATTAGTGCTACTGGAACATTAACTATTGGTGTTAATGATACTGGACATGATGTAACATTTTATGGAGCAACTTCAGGAAAATATATGATGTGGGATGAGTCATTAGATGCGTTGGTTTTACCAGATGATACAAAGTTGTTACTTGGTACTGGGGCAGACGCTGGTATTTATGTTAGTTCAGATGATTTATACATTGATCAGTCAACTTCAGATAAAGA